TGTTCCTTTAACTGAAGGAGGTCTAGGCGGACACATGAATCATCCATATGATCGTTACGATTTAACTTTCAATGACATGAAAGAAATGATAGCACGAGGTTTAACTGGCAGATTAGACGTGGAGCAATCAGTTACAGAAAAAACTGATGGTCAAAATATATTTGTAACGTATAAAAACGGACAAGTAGGATTTGCTAGAAATGGTGGTGAAAGAAAAACGCCATTAACTGCAGAAGAATTAGCAGATAAATTTGCAGGACGTGGTGCAATATCAGATGCATTCCGAGAAGCAGGTCGAGATCTAGACGCAGCATTATCTAAATTAGGGCAAGAACGTTTAAACGAAATTTTCAAGAATGGTAGTGTGTTTGCTAACATGGAAATTATATATCCAGAAACAAGAAACATTGTTGCCTATGAAACCGCAGTTCTTCAATTTCACAACTTAACCGAGTATGATGACGCCGGAAATGAAGTAATGACTGATATGCCTGGCGGAGCTGCACTTCAACGAGCAATACAAGATGCCAATGCACATCTACAAAAAACATTTCAAATTATTCCACCTCGGGAATTAAAACTAGGTCAAGTAGATAATTTCGAAGACTATCAAGATGCACTGTTTAATGAAGTGGACCAACTTAGAAATCGTTACGGATTAGCAGAAACTGATTTAGTATTTGAATATCACAAAGCATGGTGGAAAGAATTAATTGAAGCCAAAGCACGCGAACTTGGATATGATATTCCAGAACAAGTTTTAACTGCATTAATTAAACGCTGGTCAATTGCTGATAAGTCACTAAACAAAACTGCATTGAAAAAAATGATTGATAACGACCAGTTCTTGAATTGGGTTGTAGAAACAGATGTAGCAGCCAATCTAAAAAAGATACAATATGAAAATATTCAACCATTTGAAAGCATCTTTTTAAAATTAGGAGCACTCATACTTCAAAATGTAAGCAACTTTGTTGCAGTGAATCCGAGTAAAGCAGTACAGACAATCAGAAAAGATTTAGCAGATTCAATACGACTACTAAAATCTAGCAATAATATTAAAGACCTACAACTACTACAAAAGCATTTAGCTCGTATACAAGCACTAGGCGGGTTTGATAAAATCGTGCCTTTGGAAGGAATAGTATTCACGTACGGGGGCAATACATACAAATTAACCGGTAGTTTCGCTCCTATCAATCAACTAGTTGGAGTGCTAAAGTACAGTAGATAATATTTATATATAAAATAAAGAAAACCCATGGCTGAAAAACATAAGAGCAAATACAAAGCACCTAAAGATTTTGAAAAATCACACAAACCAGAAACACGTAAAACTATGAAAGACTACGTAGGCGAAGACGCTCCTAACATGGTACCTGGCGGGGTAAAAGGAGTTGCTCCAAATGTACCAAGAAAATATGCTACAGATGTAATTGACAATGTAGAAAACATGGTACCAGATATTAAAGAGCGTTTATACAAAAAAGTAGAAGAAGGAGATTATTCTGCAGAACACGCTCGCAAAGTTTTTGAAAAATTACAAATTGAAGATACAGATGGTTTCTTGGAAAAACTAGAAAGAATCAATCACGGAGCAATTACTAATTCAATGGTAGATCCAGAAAATGAAGAAAAATTGCAAGAACGCGTAAATCGTTTATCCGAGGATAATAAAGATCGTTTAATTAGAGAATACGTTCGAAGAAAAATTGCATTGATGATTCGCGAACAAGGAGAAACACCAGAAGAGGAAACACCGGAGCCAGCGCCAGAACCAGCGCCTGAACCAGCACCAGAAACACCTGCTCCTGAACCAGAGCCACAAGCAGAGGTTCCAACGGAAACGCCAGACGCACCTACTCCGGATGCACCAAAAGAACAAGGCCCGGCAGCTTTATTTCAGCAAACAGTGATAAATAAACTAAAAAATTCAAAAGATCCTGCCAGTGCAGCTACATCAATTTTCTTGAACATGTTAAAAAATACATTAACAAAAGTAGAAGCAGAAACAGGAATTGAAAGCGATAAAAATTCAATCAAAACAGACATGATTATCTGGATGCAAAACAACGGTATTCTATAAAACATATATATGGCAAAAAAGAACAAGTTACAGAACATTAAAGCCGTTCAACAAATGATTGACGGCACCCACAAGTTTCAAACCAAAAAAAGCATAGGATTTTCTGACGCGGCACACGCAGCAAAAAAATCAGAACATCATGAAATTGGGGACGTTTGGGAAGAAATAGATCCAGTTACTGGAATAGTTACTATAGTAGAGCAACGTGATGGATTTCGTGTAAAAAAATCAAAAAACTCAGATTCTTTACAACAAGCTCGAGATTATATTAGATCATTTCCTAACTGTAGAAAAGAATCATGCACCTGCGCAAAACCACATCCACTAGACGAAATGATGCGTAAATCAAACGGAATGTGTTTTGATTGTACCATTGATATGGAGCACGAGCTTAAAAAACAAGGTAAGTTTCAAGATTATGCAAAAGCTAAAATTAGAGCGAATGCATTAGCCTGGCTTCGAGATGCCGAGCAAGATGTAGAAATGTTAAAAAAAGCATATACTGAAGCTAGCAAAGTTGTTGTTAACTCAGACGGATTAACCGAAAATATACAAGCACGAATGACACCTGCTGAATTTGAAGAAAAAATTCAAACCGGATTTGATACATATAAACAAGAATTTTTACAAGAATTAGATAAAAGAACATTGCCAAATGAAAACAATTAAAAAATATTGGAAACACATTACAATTGGAATTGTTGGTTTATTTACCATGATCATTTCAATAATTAAACTGTCTAATAACAACAAATTAGATAAAACAAAAGAACAGCTAAAAGACAATGATGCCGAGTTAAACAAATTAAAAGGTAAATCTGAGCGAGTAACTGAAGAAAAGAACACAGTTAAAAAACAAGTAGCGAACAATAAAAAGAAAGTTGCTGACTTAGAATCAAAAAAGAAAACGGCTCCTAAGAAAAAAAGAACTACAGCACAAAGTAAAAACAATATTATTAATAAAACTAAACGTAAATGAAGTATATCATCTATACGATATTTTTCTTAAACAGTTTAACGGTAGCTGCTCAAACAGATACATGTTTTACTGAATCTGAAATACATGCAATATCAGAAACGTTAGATTCATTATATTATATAGATTCAGTTAATACAAAAATAATTAACACTCAAAAAAACATTATATCTCAATTAGAACAGATTAATTATCTAGATTCATTGCAATTATCATATCACTCAAACCAAATTGCAATTCTAGAAGAAAATATTGCGATATATGTAAAACGCGAAAAAATGCTTAAACAGAAATGGTATCAACATCCAGCTATTTGGTTTACCGGAGGTATAGCTGCAACACTGTTAACAGGTAAAATGATAGTAGCAATAATACAATAATGGCAGATAAGAATTTAAAACAGATAATACAGGATCAGTATGTTAAATGTGCTAAAGATCCGATATTCTTTATGCGTAACTATTGTTACATTCAACATCCAAAACGAGGCAAGATTAAATTTAATTTGTATGAATTCCAGGAAGATGCATTAGCAGAATTAAGAGACAATCGATACAACATTATATTAAAGTCCCGGCAATTAGGTATATCAACATTGTCAGCCGGGTTTGCACTATGGAGCATGCTGTTCAATGAAGATTTTAATACGCTTGTTATTGCAACCACACAAGAAGTAGCAAAAAACCTAGTTACCAAAGTACGGGTTATGCACGACAATCTTCCAAGTTGGCTGAAAGGAACTATAGAAGCTGACAATAAATTATCGTTGAAATTTAAAAATGGGTCTCAAATCAAAGCAATATCAAGTGCATCTACCGGTGCACGTTCAGAAGCATTATCATTGCTGATTGTAGATGAGGCTGCTTTTATTCGAAACATTGAAGAAATATGGATAGCATCACAAGCAACCTTATCTACAGGTGGTGGAGCCATAGTTTTATCTACTCCAAACGGGTTAGGTAACTGGTTTCATCAGACATGGGCAGAAGCTGAAAGTGGAGTTAATGGATTCAACACGATTAAATTGCATTGGACGGTGCATCCAGATCGAGACAAAGAATGGCGAGATGAACAAACCAGATTACTCGGAGAACAAGGCGCTGCACAAGAATGTGATTGTGACTTTATTTCATCCGGGCACACGGTTATAGACGGTGCTATACTTCAACGATATGAACAAGACTGTCAAGAACCATTAGAAAAGCGAGGATACGATAACGGCTATTGGGTGTGGGAGTATCCTAATTATACTAAAAATTACATAGTAGTAGCTGACGTTGCTCGAGGTGATAGTGCTGACTGGTCTGCGTTCCATGTTATAGATGTAGAAACAGTTACCCAGGTTGCTGAATATAAAGGCAAAATTCCACCCAATGATTTCGGTAACATGCTAGTAACTGTTGCAACGGAATGGAACAATGCATTGCTAGCAATTGAAAATGCAAACATTGGGTGGGCTGCAATTCAGCCTGCACTTGACAGAAACTATGAAAATTTATTCTACACATATAAAGATGATGGGTATGTAGATCTAGAAGTACAACTCATGAAAGGATATGATGTAAAAGATAAAACAAAAATGGTACCAGGTGTGTCTACTACTAGTCGCACCAGACCATTAATGATATCGTCACTAGAAATGTATATGCGCGAAGGGTCACCCAAAATACGCAGTAAAAGATTAATACAAGAAATGTTTGTGTTCAAGTGGCAAAACGGGAAAGCACAAGCAGAAGTAGGTTATAATGACGACCTTGTTATGAGTTTCTGCATCGGCTTATGGTTAAGAGATACATCATTAAAGCTCAGACAGCATGGTATCGAATTGCATAAAAAAGCAATATCACAATTCACAAAAACAAACGGAATTATTTCAACTACCAGTAGAAACAATCAAGATACAGGTTGGTCATGGAATAATGGCTATGGCGATGAAGATTTGACCTGGCTAATCAAATAAATAGCCGCTGATTATTTTTAGTATATATTTATATAAAAATAATATAATAATATAAACCATGGCTACATTAAGAAGACGATTACGAAATTTATTTAGCACCAATGTTATCGTACGATCATATGGTAAAGATAAACTTCGTGTGGTTGACACAAATAGATTGCAATCCGCAGGAAATTTAGTAGGAAGCAAGATTGCAGATCGATACACCCGAATGCATGGAACTAATCGACATTCTGTTGGAGGAATGGGTGGATATGATTCTAACTATTATATGCATCAAAACAGAATGCAGTTATACACTGATTTTGAAATGATGGATAAAGATCCAATTATTAGTTCCGCATTAGACATATACGCTGATGAGTCCACATTAGCCAATCAATTCGGCGACATACTAACAATTAAAACTGAAGATGCTAGAATCCAAAAAATACTAAACAACCTGTTTTATGACATATTAAACATTGAATTCAACTTGTGGCCATGGATTCGAAATATGTGTAAATACGGAGATTTCTTTTTAAAATTAGACATTGCTGACGAAATTGGTATTGTTAATGCCCGACCATTTTCTAGTTATGAAATGGAACGATGGGAACAATATCGTGAAGATACTGGAGAATATGAAATTGAATTTCACCATGTATCAAATCCACAAGAAAAATACGATGTGTTTGAAATTGCACACTTTCGATTAATTTCAGACACAAACTTTTTACCGTACGGTAGATCCATGTTAGAAGGGGCTCGTCAAGAATTTCAAAAATTAACAATGCTAGAAGACGCCATGTTAATTCATCGTGTAATGCGAGCACCGGAAAAACGAATATTCAAAGTAGATATAGGTAACATTCCTCCAAATGAAGTTGATGCATTCATGGAACAAATGATCAACAAAATGAAAAAAGTTCCATATGTAGATCAGAAGACCGGGAATTACAACTTAAAATTCAACTTGAACAACATGTTGGAAGATTATTTTTTGCCCGTGCGAGGAGGAAATTCTTCTACACAGATAGACACGTTGCCAGGAATGGTATTCACCGGTATCGATGACATTGACTATGTTAAACACAAAATGATGGCCGCGTTAAAAATACCTAAACCATTTTTAGGTTATGATGAAGGGGTGGAAGGAAAATCCACATTGGCGTCAATGGATATCCGATTTGCTAGAACAATAGAAAGAATTCAGAAAATAATCGAATCTGAACTAGCAAAGATAGCAATCGTTCATTTATATACACAAGGGTATGAAGACGGAGATCTAGTTAATTTTGACTTACAATTAACATCGCCATCTATAATATACGATCAACAAAAAGTTGCTTTGATGAATGAAAAAATTCAATTGGCTGGAGCAATGAAAGATAGCAAACTTGTTTCTGACAGATTCATATATGAATACATATTCAATATGTCGGAAGAACAATGGTTGCAGGAGCGCAATGATACAATTGAAGATCTTAAATTGAGATTCCGTCAGAATCAGATTGAACAAGAAGGCAATGATCCTACATTGACCGGAGTATCATATGGAACTCCACATGATTTGGCTACTATGCACATGAGTTCCAATAGTGATGATGAAGGAGGTCGACCACCCGAAGGTGCTAAATCTGGAACACACAAAAACGCGTTTGGATGGGATCCGCTCGGAATCAAACAAATTAAACAAGC